CTCCGGGTTATGTCATTAAAGACATTCCTGCAAATTTTCACCCCCTTATATCAGTCCAGGCAATCGTGCTTGGCTGGTCCGTATAAAACGTTATTGAGGTGCGTTTTTTATGTGAGCTAAGGTATTATCCTCAACGTGAGGTTAACACTATGTTCAGAGAAAGGGTACTGAGCAGCAGTTTTGAAACTGCGACTCAAAATGCGAAGTGGTACAGAAATGGTGTATTGGCTATAAATGAAAATCGCCAATATGACTCTCTATGTTCATGCGTTAAAATGTATGATGTAGAGATACCAAATTTTTACCGGCTTCGTGGAAAGGGAAACCTTTTCTTCAATCCCATGTATAAGATTTCTCACCTTTCAACGGGTGAGGAAGCCCTTATCCAAGGTTCCGCAAGATATGGAACTCGACTGGATACTGGTACATTAAATGGGGTTGGAACGCCCATCAAACGTTACTACTCGTCATCTGAGCTTACTTTATCAGAAGCTGATAAAGCACTTAGTGACGAAGCGTTTGATACACCTAAGAATTCAGCTATAGCAGACGCCTGGTCAAATGTTGACCAGACAGAATTGCTATTAGCTGCATCTATAGGTGAGGCACCGGAAACGATTGCGTGGCTAACGCAATTGGTCCGTAGGTTTGTCAAATTGGTCTTGATGTTCAAGAACAAGGAGGCACTCCTTAAAGGGGCGAGAAAGCTAAAAAAGATGAGTGGATCTGATTATACTGATTCATTATCTGATTTATGGCTCGAGTTCCGATACGCTGTACGGCCTTTGATTTTCGAAGCAGAACAAGCTGTTAACGCTCTAAATAAAAATTTAGATGTTACTAAACGGTATACTGCTAGGGGAAAAGCTGAGACTAGTGATTACAGTCAAAGCTCGGTCAATGTATTGCGTAGTGCTAGTACCGGTGTTACTTATCAGGTACATAGCACAAAGTCATACTCCGCAAGAGCTGGGGTTATGTACTCTGTAAATCCAACTGGAAATACAGTAGCCCTAACTCTCGGAGGAGATAAACCTTTAGCTACCATGTGGGAGCTCGTACCTTTCAGCTTCATAGTTGATTGGTTCCTAAACATCGGGAACATAATCGCTACATGGGAAAAATCAGCCTCATACGAAATTCTTGGTACCTGGTTGACAGAAGAAGTTACTGTCGAACATTATGCCATCAACTCTCAAGTTTATGAGATTTGGGGGTCGTTAGGTTATACTGATGTTAATTTCAGTATGGCTAACCAAGGATCATGGCATTCAAAGACTACGTTCTATAGGAGAACGCCGAATTTGGAAAAACCAAAACTTCCGCATATAGATGTGAATCTAAGTGCAGGAAAATTATTAGACCTTGCGACGATCGGTCGAGCCCTTTTTAAAGGGTTCTTACGACGTTAGCGCACCAAAAAAGAGGACAATTATGTTAGAGAATCTCATAACATTACACGTAGACCATGAAAACAATGCAACACTATCTGATGAAGTATATCGCCGCTATGACACCAGTATTGCAAACAAAACTGTTTATGTTTTGCAAGACCTGCATAGCTTACTTAAACGATTTACTATGTCAGTCTTCCGCACCCCCCCGAAACGGGTTGGGAATTTCAAAGGCACAGCAAAGAGTGCGGTCAAGTTTACCCAGGATATTGATGTCCCTGGCGTTGACTCTACTACTACTCTTACTGTACCGTTGATCGCAGAAGCCTCTTTTTCTTTGCCTCTCGGTTGCACTTCTGAGCAAGCTCTTGCAGCTCGCCAGCGACTCATTGCCTATCTAGACAATGAAGTTGCGGCTTTGCATATTGAACTACTTGAAGTGTAGAGATGGTGTTTTACGACCCACCTCCGAATGATCTACTGCTGAGCTGGTTATGCTCGGCGTACTTGAATGCACTCGAATTTCTTGAGTGGATTTTTAGTATTTGTATTTCATTTATTTAAATTAATTTAAACCCGAGGTAAAGAATTCGCGATGTTGAAAGAACTATCACGAACAATAGAGAAAGATGTTAGTGTAAAACTCGCATTGCCGAAAGACCTCCATTGGAAGGTCTTTGGAAAACTAGTCAAGGATTTAGGCCTCATAACAGACGCTGAACAATGTGCAAATCCGTATATAAATAGCTTTGGCAATGAAGCCATTGAATTTGCTATTCGTACACGTGATTCAAAACGTTTAACAGCAGCTGTAGAGGGTTTCAGTCCACGATGCATGACTGAAACTGAATACGAAGCAGATAACTTTTTTGCTAAGTATCAACTAAACTCGTTTTTGCGGAAGTTTCCTGGCAAGGGACCTGACGCAAAAAAGGCTGCGATAGAAAAATTTCTACGAACTGAAGAGGCTTGCGCCACTTTTAATCGTGAAAACTATCGTGCCCTTCTAGCATTATCTAAGAGACATCCTGATTTTCTAGGATTTATCGAAGAGATCAGAAGTGACATCTCTGATCTGCTAGGCGAAACTCCTCCCCTCGAGAAAATAGAGGGGCTGTCAAAGCATGGTCCAGGTACATCGTATATTGGTAAACTCTATGAGCAAGGTTGTACAACTCCGTTTTTCAAATGGAGTCGCCTCCCTTATAGTGTGACCAAGAAATGTGTGCCGTATGCAAAAAAGATTATTTTGGATGATCCCCGATGGATAGGGGCCTTAGACGATGAATATCGCCATAGGACATCCAACCTACTTGGTCCGATCGACACTGACGCTTTTTGGGCGCACGTGTTAGAAATCGTTCCAGGTAGTCGCTTGACTTCGGTTCCCAAGTCCGCAGAAATTGAACGGACTATTTGTATCGAGCCTCTCATCAATGTTATGTTGCAACTGGGTACTGACAGTTATATCAAAGGACGTTTAAAACGCCTCTGGAAATATGATCTGTCAACTCAGGAGTATAACCAGATTTTAGCGAAGGAAGCCTCCGAATATGGCACATTTGCCACGGTAGACCTCTCCTCTGCGTCTGATATGATATCATTGATGATTTGCCTCTTATTTTTACCAGAGGCGTGGTATAGCTACTTGATTGACCTTAGATCTCCGGGAACGGAGATCGACGGGAAATTCGTCCCATTGGAAAAGATATCTTCCATGGGTAACGGTTATACTTTTGCGCTTGAGACTGTTATCTTTGCAGCTCTGACTCGCTATGCGATAAAGAAAAGCAAAACACAAGAAAGGAGATCAGCTGTTTATGGTGATGACATTGTCATTCCAACCGCGGCCTATCCAATTCTCAAAGAACTTCTATCGCTATGTGGTTTTTCTGTTAATACAGAAAAATCCTTCAGCGACGGTCCGTTCCGAGAATCTTGTGGAGCAGATTTTTACAAAGGGATCAATGTCCGCCCCTTGTTTTTAAAGAAAGAACTTAAGACGGTACCAGATTTGCTCTACCTCCATAATTCCCTTTGGAATTTGGAAGAAAAAGTGAAATGGCCGTTAGGGTTCGATTTTAAAGAAACAAGGGCGTTCATACGCAAATATCTTCCGCAACACGTTCTTAAATGCTATGGACCTCCTAGCGATTCTACCGATACTTACTTATTTAGTAATAAAAAGCTAAAGCGTAATAAAGGAGGATTCTATTTGGTACGAAGCATTGAACCGCGGGCAAAGATATACCGTAAAAACTTTAAAGACTACTTCTTCGTCAAATTGATGAACAATCTGAGCGGTGATAAAAAACGCCCTCAAAAGTGGGACTTAAAGCGAACGATGGACACAGGCAACTCGTTTGATATTACTCGACGAGATAGGGTTACTTATAATCTTACCCTTGCTAAGGTCTGGAAAACAGACTAATCGGTAAACAACCTCAATCAGACCGCTCTTATCGTAAGCGATAATGATGTCTCC